CTGGACGTGTGGAACAACATCTGGCAACCCAACCAGCTGGACGCACGCAGTGACGAGGTGCACGTGGAGGCACTGGTCAACGGGTACGGCTACACCATCATCTGGCCGGATGCGTCCGGCGACATCAAGATCACCGCCGAGCACCCGAACGAGGTCATCTGCTACTGCCCAACGGCTAACCGGCACTTGGTGACGGCGGCGCTGAAGCGTTGGTGCGATGACTGGGGACAGTGGCACGCCACGCTGTTCACCACCACGTACATCTACAAGTTCGTGTCGTTGGGCGCCGTGGTCGGCTCGATGCCACCGGCGGACTGGCTCGCCAGGGAGGACACTGCTGAGCCGTGGCCGCTGCCCAACCCGTTCTCCGTGGTCCCGGTGGTGGAGTTCCCCAACAATCCGCGCATGCTGACCGGCGGGCGCAGTGAGCTGGCGGGCGGACAGATCGACATGATGGACCGCATCAACGAGACGGTGTTCAACCGCATGCTCGCCGCGCAGTTCGCCGCCTTCCGCCAGAAGTGGGTCACCGGCATGGAGATACCGCGTGACAACGAGGGCAACGTGATTGAGCCGTTCCGCGTGGCGGTGGACCGGTTGTGGATGACGGAGAACCCGGACGCCAAGTTCGGGGAGTTCGATGAGGCGTCACTGACCAACTACATCGCCGCTGCCGAGGCGGACATCCAGCACTTGGCAGCCATCAGCCGCACGCCCGCGCACTACCTGCTGCCGCACGGCCCGATGCCGTCCGGCGAGGCGCTGAAGGCGGCAGAGACTGGCCTGGTCGCCAAGGTGCGGCGGCGGCAGCGGTTCTTCGGGGAGGCGTGGGAGCAGACGCTGCGGTACGCGCTGCTGATGCAGGGTGATGCGCGCTGGCAGGACATGAGCGGCGAAACGATCTGGGCGGACCCCGAGTCGCGCAGCGACGCGCAGACGGCGGACGCACTGGTGAAGCTGGCGCAGATCGGCGTCCCGGCGCAGATGTTGTGGGAGCTGTCCGGCTTCTTCAGTCCGCAGCAGATACAGCGCATGCAGCAGCATCGTGCGGACGAGGCGCTGCTGTTCGGCACGCCGCAACTGCTGCACGCTGCCGGTCCGGCGGGCATGGCCGGTGCGATTCCCGTGTTGCCACCGCCGTCCGCATCGGTGGGTCCATGACATTCGATTGTCGGAAGGGAGCATCATGATTCTCGGTCGTCGCTTGGCGCGCTGGTGCGCCATCGCTGCCGCTGTTACATCCGCCATTCTGTTGGGCATCTACGCCAACGCGCCCATCGACAAGGCGACGGACCTCGGATGGGGGCTGTTCGCACTGGCCGTGGCGGCAGCCATCTTCTTGGCGGAAGGCGTCGTGTTGGTTGAGTAGGCGGCTGAGTCCCGCGGCGCGCATCTACCAGGCGCGCACGGCGGTGCTGCGGAACAACCTGTCCAACGCAGCCGTCAACACGTTCCGCCGCATGCCGTCCTGGGACGACCCCAACGCGCTGGCCGTGCCGATGGCGCGGCTATCCACGCAGGCGCAGCAGACGCAGGCGCGGTTGCTTACGTCCACGGCGTCGCTCATCAACGGCAGCCGGGTGGACCTGCCCAACCTGAACGACGTGACCGGGGATGTCATCCGGGACGGCGACATCGTGGAGAGCTGGCGGATGCCCATGTACTCGCTGTGGAGCGCGCTGGGCGGCGGCATGGACCAGGGTGAGCTGGAGGCGCAGGGCGAGCGCAGCGTGCAGGTGCAGGCTGTGACGGACCTGAGCTACAGCCAGCGCGACACGATGCAGGCCATCGCCGCCGACAGCGGGAACGACATCGTTGGGTACTGGCGGGTCCCGGACGAGGGGTCGGCGTGTGACTTCTGCGTGACCATCGCGGACCGGCTGTACTACGCGGAGGACCTCATGCCGGTCCATCCCAACTGCAACTGCTCGGTGGAACCGGCTACGCGGGAATCGGCCAGCGGAGGCGGGCACGGCGTGGGCGTCGGTGGGTTCCGCGGGGACCAGAGCGCGGAAGCATGACAAGTGAGTGTCAGGATGGTGGTTGACATGCGGCGAACGGAGGATGCAGCATGACAGACGCAGGACCCGAAGCCAGCGGGCAATCTGGCGCAGGCTCCAAGCCGGGGAGCGAAAGTTCCGGCGCAAGCTCCAAGCCGGGGAGCGAAGGTTCCGGCGCCCAGACGTACACGCAGGATCAGGTTGACGCGTTCGTGGCCGAGGCGAAGCGGCGTGAAGCTGCGCGCTTCAGCGACTACGACGACATGAGAACCCGACTCACTGAACTGGAACAGGCGGGACAGACGGAGCTGGAGCGTGCTCAGGCGGCAGCGAAAGATTCGGATGCCAAGGCAGCCGCAGCGGTGGCGAGAGCCAGCCGCCTGTCGGTGCGCAGTGCGCTCACATCTGCAGCTGCCCGAGCTGGCGCTCACGATCCCGAGATCGTGGTCGCCTTGCTTGCCGACGGCATCACCGTCAACGACAACGGAGATGTCGAAGGTGACGTGGACAAGGCTGTCATGGCACTGCTGGAGGACAAGCCGTACCTCCGTGCCAACGGCTCCCCGGCTTCCCGGTTCGGATCAGTGGATGCAGGCGCTCACGGACGAGGTGGGGGAGCGCCCGCCACGCCCGCCGCGGACATGAACGACTTGCTCCGGCGTAACCGATAACGACAGGAGGCTTCAGTGGTCACACTGGACCAAACACTCATTCCCGTATCAGTCCAGCGGGAAATCGTCCAAGCCGTGACCAACGAGTCGGTCGTGCTGCAGCTGGCGAACGTCCAGCCGATGCCAACGGGCGCAGAGACAATCCCGGTGCTGGGGTCGTTCCCCACCGCGGGATTCCTCACGGCGCCCGGTGCGTCGAAGCCAAGCACGACGATGAGTTGGACGGCGTTGCAGCTGAAGGCGGAGGAGGTGGCCGCAGTCATCGACGTGCCGACTGCGTACATCGATGACGCTGGCTTCCCACTGTGGGAGTCCATCCAGCCGCGCATGGTCGAGGCGCTGGCACTGGTCATCGACAAGGCGATCCTGTTCGGCACCGGCGCGCCTGCGTCCTTCCCGGCGGGTGGCGTGGTCGCAGCGGCCAACTCGCAAGCCATCGCCACGCTGCCTGCCGCACCGCAGAACGACATCGCTGGGTTGTTCAACCAGGCGCTGTCGAACGTGGAGGCGCAGGGACTGATCCCCAACGGCATCGCCGCGGGCATCAGCGTGAAGGGCAGCATGCGAGGCGCACGCACCACGACCGGTGAGCCGTTGTTCGTGCCGTCCGTGGCCGAAGTGGCACCGGATCGCGTGTACGGCGAGCCGATTTACTGGTCGGTGGGGTCGGCGTTCACGCCTGCCACCGCCGTCGCCATCGTCGGTGACTGGAGCTGCCTGCGTGTCGGCGTGCGTCAGGACGTGGCCGTGGACCAGAGCGGTGAAGCCACCATCTACGACGCCACCGGCAAGGTGCTCGTCAGCGCGTTCCAGGACGACAAGATCATCATGCGCGTCCACATGCGGTTGGGTTGCGTCATCGGCAAGCCGATCACGCAGCGGCAGCCTGCGGGCGCCAAGCCGTGGTCGCACTTCCCGACCGGTCTGGCGACGGTGCTCGCGTCCGAGGACTACGGCACGCCGGACAAGTCGGCGGGTGAACTGCTGGACGAGGAGCGGAAGGCGCAGCAGGAAGCCAGCCAGGCCACCGAGAAGGCAGCGCGTGGCGAGGGCAACGGCAACGCACGCTCCAAGCCTGCCAACGGCGGCGGCACAAGTTCCGGGAAGTAACCCGGCATGGCGGACCTCGCGCGTGCAGCGAGGGGGGAGCGCCGGTCTGACACTCAACTGTCAGCCGTGCAGACCGGCGCTCCTCCGTCCGTCAGCGCGCAGATGGCTCCGGCCAGTTACGACCTCGCCATCTATGCGGGCGACAGCTACCAGTGGCAGTTCAACCTCTGGACGGACTCGACCAAGACCACGCCCATCGACCTGACCGGCGCGACGGTAATGGCGCAGATACGTGACCAGCCAACGCCGAGCGGGCAGATCATCGTGTCGTTCACCACGTCGATCACGTTGCCGAATCAGATATTCCTCACCCTGACCGCTGCG